CCGTGGGACGCGAGTTCGGTCTCGGTGGTACGCCCCTGAACGAAGCGATTCTTGCTGCCATCGACATCGTTCCTTCCTTCAAGAAGAACAACAATGTCCAGATTGTGAACAGCGTTTTCCTCACGGACGGTAGCGGTAACGGGATGCACGTTCCTTACAACGGTACGCTGAAGATCGAGGGTGACCGCATCGGAACCCGCGTCAACCAGCAGGGTGCTACCAATCTGCTCACGAAGATGCTTCAGGAGCGTACTGGTTCCAAGGTCGTTAACTTCTTCCTCGCCGACTGGACTCCTGCGAAGTTCGAGCGCCACTCCTACTACTACTTCCGCGACCACGATAAGATGTACGCGGGACTCGAAACGTGGAAGTCGGATAACTACGCCATCGCCACGAGCGATCAGATGGGATGGGACGAACAGTACCTGATCCGTACCGTCAAGATTGACACCACCGACGCCATGGACAGCGTGAAGGATAGTGATACCACTGCCAAGAAGAAGAATGCCTTCCTCAAGAGCATGAAGGGTCGATCCACCTCCCGAGTCGTCCTCAACCGCTTCATCGACATGATCGCCTGATCCGCTCATAATCAGGCACGAAAACCCCTTAGAAATAAGGGGTTTTTGTTTGCATTCACACATTGCCCTGCTATGGTATAAATACCTACGGAGATTCACTATGAAACAATCGAAACCAGACTATCCCATCCTAGAGGTGATATGGATAGACGCCGAGGAGTATGGCGAGACTGGTTGGAATTCCACCAAAGAAATACTCAGAGAAGCCAAGAAGCCATGCCCTAAGATGCACAGTCTAGGCTACTGCATCCACAGAGACGATGATCACGTTACCCTCCTCTCCACATGGAATAAAGAGTCATGCTCGACTATCGAGAAGATCCCTCTTGGATTCATCCATAAGATTACAGAACTCACCGCTAAGGAACTACCCGATGCCAATCTATGAATACACATGCAATAAGTGCAATCATGTCCATGATGCCGTTCGATCCGTTGATAATCGAGATTCCCCCATTGAATGTCCCGAATGTGCATCTATGGATTCCATTAAGAATGTAACAGGGGCTATGGGTGCTGTTGATACGAAACTGACGCCTGACAAGGCTACTGGCGGTCAATACTCGGAATTGATGGATAAAATGAAACGTGGTACGCCTAAAGCATACCATGAGACGTTAGATCGATCATCCAGTCGTAATGGTTCCATCTGGGGAAATAACTAAGGTTATCTCCCATTCACAATACATTACCCCCATTTATCAACACATTTCCCCACCATCCCCCACACACTACAAATATAGGGTTTTAGAATACAATGAAGTACCTACACACATATGAGTTTGATAGTTGCATCTTTACCAAGAAGGGTCAGGCTGCTGTTCGTAAGGGTGAATTCATTAGTGCAAAGAAGTTATACAAGTATACCATTCCCTATGAAATACAGCGTTTTAATAAGATTATCCATGATATTTCTTTTTTGAGACACAAGCACATGATCATGGTTTCTCCTCCTTGTATTCCCTACGTTAAAGCATATCTTTCTATTCGTGGACTCACTGGCATTAACATTGTAAATGTGCGTAAGATTGGGCGTGATAAGTTTATCTCTTCATTGGAGCGTAAGGGCTTTAAGATTCATACATAAGTTATGAGATCATTTAAGCAATATCTGAATGAAGTTTCTCCACCTGGCTTCAAAGGTACAGTCAAGGCGATGAAGAAGCACAAAGAGATTGACAATCCATATGCTTTGGCATGGTACATGAAGAACAAGGGCTATAAGTCAAACTACGATGCTGATGGTAGGAAGAAGAAATGAAAGCGTTCAAACAATATCTCGGCGAGAAGATTGACCGTGATTCCTTTCGGAAACACTGGAAAAAGGCACCCATTCTGACTACGGGTGGTGGCGACTTGAAGAAACGTGCTGCTTTCTGGAACTCATACTTTAAGCACTTTGAAAACAAATATGGAGAGATTCCAAATCGCATCAAGAATGCCATGCAAATGGCAGACATGAAACCCAATCCAACTATCACATACAAAGGTCGAAAGTTCTCCATGCGAACTGGTATGGATGAGATGGATCTTCTGTATCATGTGCTGAACGAAAGTGTAACAGATCTACATGAAGCCCGTTTAGTGAATGTCAAGGGTTGGGCCAATGGTCAAAAGAGAAAACTTGTCCTCTGGAAACCCAAGTCTAGTCATGACATCAGACCATACCACACTCAGCATCTCGTAAACAATCCAAAGGACTATGGTCTGAAGGAAGAGGACTTCCTGAAAGTCTTGGCAAGATCCTATGGGTTTGATCCCGAGGACATGGAGACACTGCGTGCGTTGGATGGTATTAAATCTGGTAAATATGATCGTGATAAAGACATCGACAACTTCATGTACGGTCAAGGATGGGCCCGCATTGTGTTGAATGATGGAATAGGTTCTATCGAAGGACCAATCAAGGCGAATCTACACTCCGCTGCGAAACTCATCGCAAAGAAGTATACATGGTCGCAGATTGACTTCATGGAAATCGGTGACGTTCTCAAGGATAACGCCGAATCGATCGGCGATGAGGACACATGGAAGAGTTATCTCAAGACAGGTAGAGTTCCAAAGCGAACCACCATTGGCTCTACAATGGCACGATTCCGCGAACACGTTGATCTATCAGAGGCATACAGAGGTGACATGCTCATTGGGTGGGTGGACCCCAAGAACAAACTAATCCTACACCCCGAGGGTGGTAGAGGATGGAAGTTCCACACTCAGGTTCTCACCAACAAGATGTCGGCAGAAGAGTTCCGCAAGTTCCAGCCAAACAGAATCGGTGTGGGTATCGCAAATGATATGGTCAAGTTCGTGAAGAGTGGTGACATGACCGAAGCACAACTCAAGCACATCATTGACAAGTCATACGAAAACATCTACAATGCACTCAAGGCAGGTAAGTCTGATGGTGACTATGATACTGAGTTGAATCTAGAGAAAGCAGGATGGGTGAAGGTCCGCATTGATAGAAAACCCAATGGTCGTTCTTCTGTTCTTGGTGATCTCGATCGATGCCAAGCAGCAGCGAAGGTGATTGACAAGAAACTCGGTGGTTGGCAGGGTATCAACACCGATCAGTTCTGGGTCAGGGATGGGGGCACAATGGTTGCAGATGAGAAGACATGGGACACATACGTCAAGACAGGTCGAGTGCCAAAGCGAACTGATATTGGTAGAACAATGTCACAGTTTAGATAAACCCTCAGGCTGGCACTATGGCAGGTAGAGTGTTTTTGATAGCATTCCCATACGCCTATTCTCTGCGCCCCACGGAGAGTGTCAGTCTGAGGTTTTTTATTTGTATACATACTTTACTGAATAACAGGAGCATCCTCATGGAAGTATCACGAAAAGTAACTGAACAAGATCTACAAGAGCGTAGTGACCACGAAGAGAGAGAACTTCATTTATATGCTGATAACCACGCTGATCTACACAGACAGCGTACTTCTATGGTTCACAAGAACCTTCGTAACAAGATGGCTTCTGGCACCTACGACAGCAACAAGGCACACCGTGCCTTCGTACACGTTGCCAAGGATGCTGCTGGACGTTACGACAAGGAACACAATGCAAAGGGTGGCAGGACATTCAACAAAGATCACATTCACAACGTCGCCAAGAAGATGAGAGATCGGTTTGAAGACGAAGCAAAGAATGGTGAGCATGATCACCTCCTACACAAGAAGCATCAGAAGAAGACTAAGAGCGAAGACGTAGAACTAGACAACGATGCAATCCTTGAAACAGTAGAACTCACACAATACGAAGAGATCGCACTACGCATTATCGAAGACAGACAAGTCAGACGATTCGACGACCTTATTGAAGAAGAGATCCTAGAAGAAGGTATTGAAGTAGAACTAGACGAAGATGCCGTAATCGAGAAGATGATTGAAGCAGGATACAGTGACGAAGAAATCGCAGAAGCAATCGAAGAACTACAAATAACTGAAGAGTGAGAAACGAAAAATAGAATACATGTTGTGAATGCGGGAGGGCTTCGGCCCTCCCAATTTCATATATAAATATAGTAACAAGGAGAAAGTTATGCAACCAGGCCCATTTAACAACAGAGACAGCAGACTTTATAACGATATCGAAAAGATGCTCGGCGAACTCAAGATGCCCAAGAGTCCAAATAATAAGAAGATTAAGAGTAACGAAGAAGTCGAGCATGTCGAAGAGGCAGTCAGCACCACTCTCAAGTTCAAGAAGGATACAGTCGCCAAAAAGGCTGGTGGTAAGAAGGTGTCTGGTGGTTACAAGTTTGAGTTCAAAAACGACAACGAAATGATGAAGTTTATGGACAAGCACGCCGATAGTATCGCAGAAGATACCGAGGTCGAAGAAGGCAAGTTAGTCGATCGTATTATGCGAAAGCGTAAGCAAATGAAAAACAAGGGGACTATCCCCGGATCGGATGGTTATTGAAATGGATATGAGGAACTTCTTTGGTTGGGTTCAAGGAGTTAGGTCAAATGGGGCAGGCAAAGACAACTATCAGGCTGCCCAAAACATGACTGGTGAGATGTCAAATAAAGGTTGGAGGCCCGAGGCTAAAAGCGTCGAAGACGTATACAAAAATATGCAGGGTTTAGGTAAACCAGTTGACAAATCTACAGAATAAGGTATAATATTTACATGATGTATCAAGGTAACTTTACGCACGATATCGTGGAGGACATCGAGCCTCTTTCGACATCGCAAGATGAAACAGGTCGGTTCTACAATACGCCACATGGCAAAATGGCAAGTGTGACGACCGTAACAGGCTGGGAAAAGCAGAAGTTCTTCGCAAAGTGGAGACGGGAAAACCCCGAAGAGTCTAAGCGTGTGTGTTCACGCGGCAACTATCTCCACGATGCGATTGAACAGTATCTTCTCAACAACGAGGTGTCAGAGGATCAACTGCCAGGTGGCAGTAAATATCTCTTTGCACAGATGAAAGAAAGTCTAGACAAGATCAACAACGTTCGTGCCTTGGAGGCTCCTCTATGGAGTCAGGCTACGTCTCTCGCTGGTCGGGTTGACTGTGTTGCTGACTACGAAGGTGAACTATCGATTATCGACTTCAAGGGTTCAACCCGCAAGAAGAGAATCCGAGACATCGACAACTACTTCATGCAGGCTACTGCTTATGCGATCGCATGGCAGGAGCGAGTGGGACAGCCAGTGAATCAGATTGTGATTCTCATTGCTTCGGAGGAGGGAACCAATCAGGTTTTCAAATCTACTCCACAACTACATACAAAGCCTCTATTACAGGCGATTAAGAAGTATAACGAACACTTCGCTCAACAGGGTCAACTATGGTAAACTTCACTTCCTTTCTCAATGAGAGTAAGAACACACACCTTACTCACGCAGCCGATCTAGTCTTCGAGGGTTATGCGAGAACTAATCTGGCTGTGAACTTCATTGAGAGCGTGGCTACCATGCTGGAAGGAAACTCCAAGTCTAAACTCAACGTCACACGCAAGTGGGACGGCGCACCCGCAGTGTTCGTGGGGATCAACCCAGAGAACG